AACTCAACTCCGGTCCAGGTCCGGTCCAGTGTCCGGCCCTGCTCTACACCAAGTCACCTCCGACTCTGCTCTATACAGAATGTAATATGAAAATATACAATGAGCGAACCCTTAAAAATCTTTACAAAAACATATCTTCTATGATATAATAGACTCATCAAAGGGAATGAGCGCTCACCTTTGAACCAAAACAAAACAATTTAAAACAAAAGGAGAAAATTATGGAAACCAACGCATTGATTGCAAACGCAACAACTCATGAAAGCAAAGTAAACCTTTTTCGTGCACTAACGAATGCAGCCCCTTTCAGTGAAGCAGTAAACAAAACATTATCTGTGGTACAGATCATCGACCAACCTGCTGTAAATGATCAGGGTGAGCCGGTCAATCGTTATTTCTTCCTTTGTGAAGATGGATCTGCATACATGTCTATGGCCTTGGGTGTGGATAGCTGCGTAAAGGCAGTTAGATCCATTTGGGGATCGGATTTTGCCGAACCTTTGCAGATTGTTCCCTGCCAGATCAAGACGAAAAACGGTCACACTTATAAATTTACAGTACTGTAAATTTATTAAAATCAAAAATTATAGCCCGGTATATCCGGGCTATAATCATTTAATGGTGAATGTATATGAAAAAATTTATTCATACTAAACAACGAAAAGCGGCACTTGCAACAGTAATTCGTGGATATAATTACAATATACGCCGAGCAGCCGCGTTGAAAGCACATGGTGAATATCAGGGAGTTGTACTCCCTAAAATATTGAATGTTGAAAAAGAATTTTCAAAAATAACAACATTAGAAGAATACAACGAATTGATAAACCGTCTAAGAGAAACATCGAGGGCAACCCGCGAAGAAAAAATAATTCAATTAGGCAAATACAAAACCATAGAAACCCAAACCACACGAATAATTAAAAAACAGCAGGAAAGAACCATTCAAGCGTTCATTCAAAATGAAACGCCTGCAAAAACGGAATTCAAATCCGAAAAAGCGTTAAAACAATTTATACAAGACTATCAGCAAGAAACATTTGAATCATTCAATGAAGTGCGTTCACAAACATTCAAAGAAAATGTTTCAGTAGCATTGATGGCGTTAAGCTTTGATGATCTACTTAAAGAATGGCACCATTTAACTTTAATTCAAGTTGATTCGGTTTGTCGGGCTTGGCCTGAAGCAGTTGAAGCGTTATGGGCGGCATATGATTCTAAGGATCCGCAACAAATACAAGAAGCCTATGACCGAATGCGAACAGCTATAAACGGAGTAAAGGGAAAGTAGCATGAAAGAATATATTTCCGATTTTGAAACACAAAAAGACCCTGACAGCGGTGTCATGTCTGTATGGGCGTGGTCTATTGTCGAGGTTGATAATTTGTCTAATATTCAATACGGAAATAATATCGAAAGTTGGTTATCAGCAATTCAAGGGCTTCCGAATGGATCATTGATCGGTTTTCATAACTTAAAATTTGACGGAAGCTACATTTTAAGTTATTTATTAGGTGTAGCAAAATGGGAATATAATGACAATCCAAAAGCAAGAAAAGCAAAAACCGTTGAATGTTTAATTAGTTCATTAGGTGTACATTATAATTATAGAATAAACTTCACAAAGCGAAAGTATGTTAAAATTTATGACACATTAAAAATATTCAATATGAGTGTTTCACAGATCGCTAAGTCTTTCGGAATCAAAGAGCAAAAAGGCTCAATAGACTATGCAACATTTCGAGGGTATAACTATACTATGACCACGGAAGAAGTTGAATATATTACAAATGATGTAATAATTGTAGCGAAAGCAATAAAGCAATTCAGGGCTGAGGGTCACGAGCGAAACACCATAGCTTCAAACGCCATGCGCTACTATAAGAAAAATAGTTACTATTCAAACTATGAATTTTTAACATACTTTCCGCAGCTTGATGATGATTTGTACCATCTATTAAAGCGCGCATATAAAGGCGGTTATTGTTATGTCAACCCAAAATTCAAAGGTAAGCCGGTAGGCAATGGCCGGGTATATGATGTCAACAGCTTGTACCCCTCGGTAATGAGTGACCCTAATAATAAATATCCGGTTGGCACTCCGGTATTCTTTGAGGGAAAATATAAAGACGATCCAATTTACCCGCTATATATACAGTTCATAACCGCACAGTTTGAATTGAAAAAAGGCAAAATCCCAACAATACAAATAAAGAATGATAAACGCTTCAACCCTCGCGAATATGTGACAACCACAGGTTGTTTAATGGTGAATTTGTATTTAACTAATGTTGATTTAGAAATGTTTTACGAGTGTTACAATATAAAAGAAATTCAATTTATAGGCGGCTATAAATTCATAGGGAGATCGGGAATTTTCATTGACTATGTAAACCACTTTAAGGAAATGAAAATGCAAGCAACCATTGAAAAGAACGCAGGTAAAAGGAGTATTGCAAAATTGTTTCTAAATTCATTATCTGGAAAATTTGGTGCAAGCAATGACAAATTTGTCAAACGCCCATATATAAATGATAAAGGAATTCTTGCATACCAAACAGTTGAAACGCCGCGACCTGCAAAAACAGTGTATGTTCCTGTGGCCGCGTTCGTGACAGCCTATGCCCGGCGTTTCATTCAAACTCTTTTCATAAAGAATGTAGATCGTTGTTGCTATTGCGACACGGATAGTCTGCATTTGATCGGTGATGATCCGCCGGAGGGTGTCAAAATCAGTGATACAGAATTCAACTGCATGGCACATGAAAGCAGTTTTTCAAGGGCTAAATTCCTTGGTGCAAAACTGTATATTGAAGAAGATGAGCAAGGAAATCTTGATGTAAAGGCTGCAGGGCTTGGGCAAAATGAAGTAGTAAAAAATCAAATTACATTTGATAATTTCAACACTGAACAGGAATATTTTGGAATCCTGAAAAGCAAAACAGTGCAAGGCGGCGTAGAATTGAGCGAATCCACATTCAAGATACGCGAACGCGGAACACGATTTTAATAAACAGTGTCGATTATTTCGGAGAATTTGTCCAAATTTATTTACAGATTTGGGCATTCGTGGTATAATTAAGACAAGAAATGAGGAAAGAAAAACAAATAAATTAAAAGGAGTAAAATTATGGGCAAAATGTTTGAAAAAAGATGGGATCGTCATCATGGTTACGCTACAGCTTATTGGGTTGATATTGAAAAACCGGTCATTATTTTTGATTCCGGTTTGAATCAGGTTGTAGAATACAATGAAACATCGGAAGAATATCAAAATATAGTTGATAGGGCTATTGATGAATTTGAAGAGGGTTATAATAATGTAATCCGTTTGGGTTGCAAATTATATGAGTATTTTAATTATACGCGTTTTTCCATTATGCGAGAGATTGAAAACTTTGACGAAACAATATACAGTAACAACGATTTTAAAGAGGTGTAAAAAGTGATCCGCTTTCTAATTAAACAACAATTCGCTTGGGCTGAAAAATGCTTTGATCGGGAGGGAGAAATAAAAAAGCCATTTGAAAGATATTTTGCTTCATTCATCAATCAGGTGTTAAAAGGTCAAAAAACAATAACGCTAAGTGCACCAAACACCTTGACCGGTGTGCGAGGACTTATCTATTTCTGCAACGCTTTGGATTTGATACGCTACCTAATTGAAGTGCACGAAGAAAGCAATGTTGTTGAATTAACATTTAAAATGAACGCTAACGCAAAATCAATGCACGCTGCAAGAAATGTAATAGATAGGTATGGAAAATGAATGTGTTAATTGCATGTGAGGAAAGTCAAGAGGTATGCAAAGCTTTTAGAGAAAAAGGGCATAACTCTTTTAGTTGTGATATACAAGAACCATCGGGCGGGCACCCTGAATGGCATATTCTTGGTAACGCCTTGGAATATCTTAATGGTGGAAAAATAGTAACTATGGACAAAAAGATACACGAGGTTGCAAAATGGGATTTGCTCATTGCACACCCGCCATGCACATACCTAACGAATGCCGGAGCTGTAAGAATGCGGAAAAATGGTGAAATTGTTGAGGAACGATATTCTAAGGCAATGGAAGCAAAAGCGTTTTTCATGGCATTTTATAATGCAAATGTACCTATGATCGCTGTGGAAAATCCAACACCAATGAAAATCGTTGAGCTACCACCATATACCCAGGCGATACAGCCTTATGAATATGGGCACCCATTTACCAAACGGACTTGCTTATGGTTGAAAGGGTTGCCGAAGTTAGAACCGACAGAAATTGTCAAGCCTTTAGGCTCATGGGTAAACGGGGGAAGTAAAAAACCCGACGGAAGCCCTCGAAAAAATAAGGTGAAAGGTGCCAAAAATAAAAAAGAACGAAGTAAAACATTTTCAGGTGTTGCGGCAGCTATGGCTGAACAATGGGGGTGAAAAATAAATGCAATTATCAGTATCAACCGCTTTACAAGCAATCCTTGCAGATCGAGGTTACAAGGTTCTTGAAATAAAAACTTTTTCCGGAGCCACATTTGTAGGCACTAATATTCAAATCAAATTCAACGAATTCCTTTTAACAAAATGTGTTTATTGCAATGAGGAATTTTTTTCGACAATTCAAAACATATCGGAAGTGCGTATCTTATTTTTCAGCTAAAATAAAGAACCCGGGGATTTCTCCCCGGGTCTTTTTATTTGTACCGCTTGCAGGCAATATTATAATCATAAATGCAAATCCACCCGGAGGGGATCCGCGCCCAAATATTTTTATTACCTTTGTAAACCAATTCAAGAATTGTACATTTTGTTCCCCGCTTAAGGTAGGCAATATTGTTTTTTTCGTCACGATTCAAACAATGCTTTCTACCGTCCGAAGTCAAATCCTTGATCTTTTTTCGCCCGGTGTTCGCGCCTGCACCTTTGTAAACACCGCGCACATAGGTCAAAGTGATAGTTGATCCAATTTTAGGGTTTGGGTAATCAAAAATAGCACCACGAATCTTAGGCCGAAGAACGCCAAGCACTCCATTGTAAGTGTGTTTTACTTTTTTACATTTTGAACCCCTCGGCCAATTTTGATCGAACGATTCAAACCAACTTGTATTTCCGTTCCCGGTAGCTACGGCAATATGACCGTAAGGGGATATTTTTGTACCCCATACAACAATGTCACCTTTCAAGGGTACGAAAGTAGGGTTGTTTTGAATTTTTTCAAACTTTTCAACAAGTGGTTTTCTTTTTTCAAAACTTGTGAAATAGTCAACCGCATTCCCCCACGCTCCGGGTTTGATACCGAAGCAAGAATTTAAGTAAACCTTAGCCAAATCAACACATTGGGCACCGGCCACCCGGTCATAATCAATTAGCCTGCCTTTACATGAATTGTAAAATTGATCGTAGGTCATTCGGTGTACCCCTTCCCCTTGGATTCATCTTTAACAATATCCCCGGCAATAGCCGCAGATGTAAAGCTATTATTTTTCCACCAACTCCAAATTGTGGAAAACACTGTTAAAAGTGTGGAAAAGAATAAATAAACTTCATCATCGGAAAAGGGAAGAGGATTTTTTCCGATCATAGTTAGAACCGAATTTACAAGTGCAACAAAAGTTACGATTGTGCGTATAATGGTATCCTTTGAAACATTTTTCATTTTAATTTGTCCTCCAAATCTTGAATGCGGTGATCTGCTACTTGCTGTCGCAATTCTTGCAGGGCAACGCGTTGTTGCAAATTGTTATATTTTTCTTGTTTCTTTTCAAGCTGTTTAATTCTGTACAATGTCTTTGAATTTGCAAGCCACGCGGTGAGCGAAGTGCCCACCAGCGTGACCGCAGATGACAGAATTATAGTTAACTGTTCAACTGTAATTCTAATCACCCCTCGAATACAATTCCGTCAACAACAAGTCCGTTCGCGTCCGACACGGTGAAAACCCTGTTGCCGTCAAACGCAACCTTGATGGAGTTTGAACCCTCTGTGACTAACATTGTAAACGCTGATCCGGATTTGAAGCCATAGAAATATTGGATCCGTTCAACCCCGGAAGCACTTGAATGATATCGAACGCCGATCCGGCTGGAATGCTGCACAATGTTTGAAATCATTTCAGCTGACCAAGGTTGCACGCCGCCATCGGAACGTGTGTCAATCGTTCCAGAAGTCTTGTTTTGTGCATCGCAAATTTTTCGTTGACAAATAATGGTATTATCGGATTCAAGGTTTACACCTATGTTATGCTTTTCGTAGCCATAAAGCTGGGAGCCGCGTTGCAACCGAATACAAGGTGTAGTCGGCCATTCTTTCAGGGTGCCGGATCCGCCGCCTGATAGTATTAAGGTTGTGTTCAGTAAATTATACGCGGTTTTGCCGGAAGAATAATTTAACTCAACATCGTTACAAAGTAGCTTATTCACATTTACCGCGCGGATTGTATGCGGTAGATTTGCTTCATTGGTATTTTTGCCGTATATGTTCAAATTATCCAATGTAACAGAGTTGCAGTTGTGCATAACCAATCCTATAAGTTTAGGCATTGTAGCCGGTGGGTCTGCTGAATCATAACGCCCAGTAATATACACATTTCCACCATTCGCGATATTAAACCATCGGTAATATTCCGACCCAGCTTTAACATGAATTTCTAATTCTTGGTGATAAATCGGACAAGCCAACAAGTCCATTGCCTGAAAAATTTGAATAAATGGATTTTCTTTCGTTCCGTCAGGTGAGCGTTTCATATGGTATACTCCACCATTATCAGCGCTATTGTTTACATATACAATATTGTTAATTGTGGAATAGCCAACCCCCTGCCCCTGCGTGGTGGTCTGTTTAATAGATGACGGCGTACCCTGTAGCAGTGAACCGCGCCAAATCGAAATCATTGAATCCGTTGGGTTGACAGCGGTAATACCCTGCGAATTTGCATACACATAAAATTTATCATTTACAGTTATATCTTCAAATTCTCCTGACCAAAAACGCTGATTATCCAAATATTGCGGGATTGTGAATTGCCGAATGTAAACCCCAGCTTTATCGTAAATACGAATTGTATTCGGTGAATAGGTAAGCATTACAAAAGCAGTTGCATTTGCTTTGACAACCTGCATGATATAATCAAAACCCGGATTTGAAAGAGAAACCCTATTTGAAGCGGTGTTTGTTGCCGGATCCCACTCATACACATTAAGCCCCTGTGAAATGTACATTTGATCGTTAGTTGAATCATAGGCAACGGAAGATACCGCGCTTTCATTGTAACCGGCTGGTGCAGTGTATTTTTGAATTGTTGCAAGGGTTGTAGGGTTCAGCTCAAAAATAGTCTTAGAGGGAGTTCCGTTCAATTCGCTTGTAGCAACAAAAAGACTATTTCTTTTTGAATTATAAACGATTGAATTGGCGTGGCCTAAACCTTCAATATCACGGCGCGCGACTTCTGCACCGTTGGAATAGTTGAAGATAACAACCGCCGCCGTGGTAGGGTGTAGTTCAAGTGTATGCCCACGGGGCACAAAAGCGCAAGCATAATAAATGTTGCCGCCAATGGTATAACGCGCGCCGCCTTGATTTACAGGGTAGCGATTTGTTTCATTTTCGGCATTTGCAAGGTTTTCACCGCGATATGTGTACCCTACAAGCCACCGTTCAAAATCAATATAAGTTGAATGTGGTTGGTTTTTGAATGTCACAAAGTCTTTTTTAATTTGTGCAATTTCCTGACGGAATTCATCAAAATATGGATCGCAAATAACGGCAAGAATTTCTTTTAGTGTGCCGTCATCATACCATTTTTGTAACTGTTCCGTGACTGTTTCCTTGATATGTTTATCAAGGTTTTCCAGTAAATCAATTACATAGTTTATCAACTCATCGTAACTATTTACTTTTTCAATCACTTCATTCATCTTTTTCAAAACGGCATAAAGCAGCTCTTCAAAAGACAATGAATCATCATAGACCTGCGGTAAAATTCGGTTGCAATAGAACCGCCGAAGAACCGCGATCGGGTCAACATCGGGCTTGGGATAATTCATACATATTCCTCCTTAGTACCATAAAGGCATAAATAAATCTTTGTATTCATCGAGTAATTCAGCATACAAACCATTTACTTCATTTTTGAATTGCCGGAACACTTCCCCGGCGGGCATTGTTAAACCGGTTATTGTTTCTATTTGGTTTGATTGGGTGGTGGTGTCATTGTCTGCTGTGTTTGTTCCTTTATCCGTTGATTTGTTGGAAGCTGTATCAAAGTTGGCTCGATCTGCGTATTCAATAGAGTTGAAGTTCTTAGCTTTAATCATGTTGCCGGGAAGATCGCTTGCTGCCCCGCGCATGGTTGAATTTGAATCGTTTTGGTTTGAAAAAGAACCTTTTGACTTGCTTTTACCTGTGGCGTTTGAATCTGTTTTGCGTGTGAATTTTTGGTTTGCAACTGCCAAATCTGCGGTCATTTGTGCAAATCCGTCAAAAGCTTTTGCGTACCCGGGCATTACTTCCATACATTTCGCTTGTAATTTTACTTTCCATAAATAGTAAGTTTCAAAAGCAAATTCGTCTGTTAAATAATGCATGATAAAAAGAATTTCAAAATATCGTTTGAATTCCTCTATTTTTTGCGGTGTTGGATAGTAGAAATTGAAAATCTTTTCACGCGCTGTATCAATCCGGTTATATAGTCCCTCGCTTCTATCCTTGCATAAGTTGTTGACAACAACTTCTAAACTTGTTGTATAGCGTGCCATTACTCCACCCCCTGCGGTTCATCGGCAGTATCTGTGTCATCATCAAAGGAGGGCTTATCTTTTTCGATAATTTCACTTTGAACTCGAGGTTTTACAGACACATTAAGCCCGAATCGTTCATTTATCTGTTTGCAAGCGTTTTTTCTTTCGTATAACATAGTTTCCAAATTAATTGATACAAATTGATTATTCGCGTTGACTTCGTCGGTAATAAGTCTTTCCGCTTTTTCATTTTGCACATTGTTAACCCCAAGGAACGAAAGAAATTCCGCTTTGTAGCTTTCTAACAAGGTGTAAAGATCTTTAGCTACCAACGGTGCGCCGGTGTTTACACTCCCAAAGCAATCATTGAAATCATTGTCTTTATCAATGAAAATATATCCCTGCGAGCCGTCATATTTTGAAAATAGATTTGCAAGTGCTAATTTTTGATTTGAAGTACCTTTTAGAATTACCGGCGTTTTTTGGGCGTTCACATTTATATCAATTATTTGTTGGGTTTTTGCGATCTTATCCACAAAATAATTGATATAAAATAAAGTCGGTGTCCACATTGGGTTATTTTTGATTAAAACAAAATCGTCCGCGTTGTACTCTTGGTTGAAGTTTATGCCATAGCCATTTATTTTAACAGGGTAACCGTAAAGATTCAATACGGATTGATCTGCCGCTCGTAACCCTAAAAATCCCCGGTCGCGATCATTGCAGAACGCGGCCTTGCCGTCTTGAATCAATGCAAATTCTAAAAAATCCGCGTCCACCGTGTCCGGCAAATTTTCCCACTCAAAAATGGTTGCAGCAATGTTCATAAAGTAGCATTGATAAATTTGGTTTAACTGTGTAGCGGTTAAGATTGAATTGAATTGACCGGAAAAGGTGCCGTTTGTGGATGGACTGTGATAAAGTGCAAAAGGCTTTGTATTTGCAGGATTTTCCATTATTATCACTCCTTTTTAATCGTTATTTAGGGAATAATTACCAAAGTCCGAAATGGAATGCCAAATTGTTACACCAGTGTTAAACATACTACGGATTGAAGCGGCTTCAGGTGCAGGCGCATTTACTTTGATATTGCAATCAACTGTCTGCAAATAATTCCATTTACTACGGGTATGTTTCCAGCTTGATATTTTTCCCCACTCGTTAATTGCATAGCCATACAGATCCAAAAAATCATCAATCGGGCCACATTCATCATATAGTGGAGAACAATCTACTAACCGGAATTTACAATTTTCACTTGAAATAGAATTTGTATCGCTTTGGTTACCTTTACTTGCTACCTTAGAATTGAATGCATTTGCAATATCTCTTGAAGCATTAAAAATAGAACTAACTGCACCAACTCCGGAAGTGATCGCCCCTGCAACATTGCCAGTTGCAATATTTGCACCAAGGCTTACGGCACCACCGGCAACCGCTCCGGCCGCGTTTAATACGGAGCCTACACGATTAAGCGATCCTTGAACCCCGCCATTTTCATTGTAGCCGATTTGCATTTCAAAGGAATATGGAACATCAAAGACAGACTCGGCAGGTTTTGCATAGTTTTTTATTTTTAACTTAAAACCATTAGAACCAATAGGCCGCATTTCCGCAGCCATTTTGATTGAATTCCCTTTTATAAATTCAGGGCGCAACGGTTGACTAAAACCGTTATAATTGTAAACAACATAAACGCGACACATGGAAGTAAGCATTTTTTTATTTCGCGGTGTATATCCGCAAGCTAAAGTGTTTCCGGCCAAATTAGCACTCATTTCTTGTGTAGCAACAAGATTTGCGGAGCAGTACGGAATTGTATATCCGTCAACTGTAACATCTGTAAGGTATCCATTTTTTCTCAACCATGTTTTAACCCAAAACGGAACGCACCGAAAACCAATTATATCTTGCCGCCGGTCTGTTTCTCCTGCATATCTATCAATCAATTTTTTAATTTCTACATCAAGCGAAACAAAACCCGCGTATTGACCGGTCATTGAAGATTCGTTGCCATATCCACCGTAAATCCAATCTGTTTCACCTGCACCGGGTGGGCGTGAAACAGACAACATTTGCCATGAGGGGAACCAATCATCACCATTGGTGAATTCTTTTATTTCCTTTTCGTAGTCAGCAGGTGCCCCAACCGGTTCAGGTTGCAACCATCGGCCAACGGTATCTTCACTTTTTTTCACATGAGCGCGGGCAATTAAGGATTTATAATAGGTGATATTAAATTGGTATGTTTGCCAGTAATCGGTTGTAATATAAATCATTGCAATATCTTGTGCGATATATTCAACGCGATCTATAAATGCATAATACCATTTTTTATTCCCTTGACGATTTACAAAATCGCGGTTTTGGTAGCGGCAATAATTGAAAGCTTCAAACCTTGCGAAGTTTCCCTCAATCCTGAAAGCTTGATCCTTTTTGATATAATTGAATTTTGTTGCGCTAACTCCCTTTTTAGCTAAATCGTCAAAGGCGGCGACTTGCGCCGCCGCCGTTGGGAAATCAACAATGGCATGGCATTCTTCAGGCTTTCCCCATGGAACTGTGAATAAATCCAATCGTGTGGTAGGGTGAATTACTGCCATTGTTTTTACTCCTTTTATGCAGGTACATCAATAAGCAAAACGATCGGTGTTACAACATTGTCAGTAATCAAATTACAGACAACGGTTGCAGTTGAACTCCCCGACGCCGGAACAGACGCCCCAGCCGTAAATGTAATTGTTTTGGCCGTTGCATTATGAGTAATAGTCACATAATCATGTAAGTTGTCATTTGTAATTTTATCCTTTGAAGAGGATTCAATCACCTGTTCAATTGTAAGCTCAACATTCTTAACCACATAATCGGTAGGAATTGTTGCGTAATTGATTGTTTGAACTGCGCCATGATTGACGGTTACAAGGCTTTCACCATCAGTCGAATTGTAATTTGTAATTTTCAAATCCTGCAAGCCGTCCGCTTTCGGAACTTCAAAAACCATGGCATTGGCAAAGGGACAAATACCGTAAATCTGCCAAACATGGAAGAAATACTGCCAAGTAAGAGAAGAGCCAATAAAGTCCTCTGCCGCGGTTTGGATATTGTCATAGACCTGAAATAGTGATTCATCGCAAATCACAAAGCCAATATCGGACAGCGTTTTACCGGTGCGCTTTCTGTTCTCCAAATCGTAATTATCATAATCGAAAGAATCAACTACAATAAGATTGTTTCGGAAATCAGCTTCTGCCATATTGAACGCCATTGCAAGAACCTTTACACCCAATTTGTTAATCAAATCGGAACGAATGATAATTACAATTCGGTCAGCTTCCGACCAAGTTTCCACCGGGTCGCCAACTGCTCCGGGCTGGTTGATATAGTTGTTATAGGCGGTAGACGGGAATGTCATATTCATGGCAGTTTCACGAATAGTTGCAACCATATCTTCTGCCTCATCTTTCGTGGCGGGCATTGCCAATTTACGGCCAAGAATAACATTATTTGCATACGCGTCAACAATGGACTGCTTGAACAAATTAAATTCGCGAATTTCATTACCGGAGAAAACAGAATTGATTTTCGCAGATACAAACCGGTTAAAACTTTCATAGGAAACGAAAGCGCCCATCAATTCCTCACGGTTAATAGACAGAGGAAACACATCTTGACGGTTTCTGCTATAATAGGCTACCTTGGTATCGCCTTTGTACAGTTTCAAAATGCCGGACAGATTTTCGCCATTATATCCCATGGGATTTACAGGGTTTTCATAAATCTGCTGCACATCGGTGCCCAAGGGATAAGGGCGGCCTTTTTTCAGGCGGGCAAGGCGGTTAGAATAGCGCTTTACTTCCACTGCGGTAAACATAATTCTATCTACCAAAACAGAAATAAATTCATTGGTGTGCGCTTTATAATTCAAAATCGGGTTTGCAAATTTGCTAATATCATCACCTTCGGCAAGAACAGGGACATCATTCTGCGCGGATTCACTCATCATAGAACGAACCGCGTTCAATGTTTTTTGCGCTTTTGCCGCTTCAGTCAGTTTCTTAGTACTCATTGAAAAAATCTTCCTCCTTTAACTCCTCGATCACTTCATCGGGTGTCTTTTCTTCATTGGCGGGCGGGGTATCCTCGGGTTTGTCAACCTCGAGTTTTTCGCCTACTTTCATCATCAAATTACCGTTGATCTCGCGAATGCGGTTATTATCCTCAACAAGTCTTTCATTGTCTGCGGTCAACCGTTCAATCTCGCTTGCGTAGTCCACAAAAGTGTCCGTAATTGTTGCAAGATCCGGACCGATCTCGGTTACATCTTCCGCCTTTGCGACACGGTCAACAATTTCTTTGATTTGCTCAACGGATAAACTCATTTTGTTTTTACTCCTTTCATAGTCTATTATATATCATTTTCTCTACTTCACTTTTAATCTGTAAATTTTCAAAAAACAATCGCCCCGCTACTGCAAAGGACTTGATTTTCTTTAATTCGGCTCCTGCGTGCGGCCTGTTGTTTTCTGCTATTTTGTTTACAGTTAATGGATTTGTCTTAGGGTCGCCTGTTTTACAGGCGTATAATGCTTGCGAACTGGAAGCAAAGAAAAAATATATTATATTGTTATTGAATTTTATGTTGAAAAGTTGTATTGAATCCTTAGGTTTTCGCTCGATTTGTGAATAGTCATCGTTTAGAAATGATTCATTGTTGGCATACTCGTTATACTCGGGTAGATATTTTGTAGCTAATTTGTTTTGCGGTGTTGTAGCTTTTGCAAAAGCTAATTCATTTGTGGTGGATAACATTTCAGCGTATATTAAATCGTTTTTGAATAATGGATTATAATTAAATTTTATTCCAAAAGCTAAACAGTAAGGGTTTACCATTGACAAAGCATTTGCCAACATGAACACCTTTCCGTCTTGACGGGTTCGGAATATTGTTTCTTGTAAGTCGGTGAATACTCTTAATTCATTCGGCAGGTATCTACGGAATGATGATTTATTGTCTATTATAAATTCATCATATACGATTGTTGTTACTGCTGAAAAATCATCTGAGCCTTTTAATATATCGGCGTTCGTCAGTGCGATGAATCGCCCTGCCTGCTCGCCGTCTATATAGGCGGTTTTTCCTTTGATCTCAAATTTATGGTCTGGATAGTTGTTTTTATGTTTTGTGAAAAATCCGTCCGTAGCTTCTTTTATTTCTGTTTTGTAACGGCGAAGCCATACGAATTGCTTTTTACTTTTTAGATATTGTTCGATCACATACTTTTTTAACTGGTATGTTTTTCCTATACCACGGCCGCCTATTAAAATATTTAGGTAGCGATTATAGGATAGACATTTTCTTAAACTGTAATATTTCATAAATCGGTCGGCGGAGAAGTCGCACCCCGGATCCACCCGGTGCAGCTCGGCGGCCGACTCCTCGCCGGTGGCACCCACCTTCACTAATGCGTTTTGATTCTCCGCCGCCTTTACAAATAAACAAAAAGGTTTATACACCTTTTCATTTATAATTATAGCAAATGATAATTTTTTTGTCAATGATTTTCGGTAATTACTTTATGTATATTTTCATATTACATTCTGTATAGAGCAGAGTCGGAGGTGACTTGGTGTAGAGCAGGGCCGGACACTGGACCGGACCTGGACCGGAGTTGAGTT